TATTTGCATCTATATCAAAACTTGTTGGAATTGACTTATTCATGTCTTCCTTAACATAGTTCATTGCCTCTGTAAACCCTTCACCCAGCCCCAAGCTCATATTTGTTCCTATGCCTGAAAATACGGTTGATGGAGATTGAATTCCAAGTACGCCCTTTACATTTGTTACTATTCCGCTTACAAAACCACTGATTTTTTCTTTTATCCAACCAATCATAGAGGCTATTCCATTCCATAGCCCAATTACTATATTTTTTCCTACTTCTATAATCGATACTGCAGCTTTCCCAACACCTGTTACAATTGCTGTAATAATCTGAGGTAGTGCCTTAATTAGCTGTGGCAAGGCTTTAATTAATCCAAATGCAAGCTGGACTATTATTTCAACTCCCATATCAATAATTGCAGGCAGGTTATTTGTAATGAAATTTATAATAGTTGTGATTAGTTGCGGTAAGGCTTCAATGAGAGTAGGCAGGGCATTAAGGAGTCCTTCTGCTAACCCTTTTATGATAGTGAAAGCTGCCCCTAAAACCATATCCATATTCTCCATAAGACTTTGTACTATTGTTATTACCGCACTTACCGTTGCAGGAATCAATTCAGGTAAAGCAAGCCCCATGCCTTCAACAAGGGATGTAATTAAAAGTACAGCAGTACTAATTAACAGTGGCAAGTTATTTATAAGTGTTTCAACAATTATCATAACAGCATCAACAGCTGCCGGAATAAGCTCAGGAAGTAAATTTAAAATCGTTTCAAATACTTTACTGAATAGTTCCGTAACAGTACCAAGAAGCACCGGAAGTATATCTCCAACAGCTAATATAATTGCGTCCATTGCAGCAGGTAACGCAGCTACAATATTTTCTAAGACAGGCACTATATTTTTTACAACGGCTTGAAAAGCATCAACAAGATTTTGTGTTAAGTTTTTCATATCCGCATTAGAATTACCAAGACCGGCAGTAAATGAGCCAAGGGCTGCCTGCATAAGTCCGATAGAACCGGTTATTGTCTCAGTTGATTCTTTTGCAAAGTTACCGGCATATTGCTCGGTATTTTCAAAGAACATCTGCATTGCAACTTCAGCCTTTTCAGCGTTTGTTGCAGATGACCAAGTGAAATCAAGTCCCTTTGCAAGAGCATAGGCTTGAATATTTGTAGCATTCATTGCAACACCAAGGTTATCCATCATGGTGAAATTACCCTTAGCTGCTCCTGCAACAGAATCAAGTGCCATCTGCATATCAATACCCATTACAGATGCCATATCAGCAGCTCGTTGCATAGCCTTTTCTGTAAGTTCAAGCGATTTCTGCTGTTCAACTCCGGAACCTTGAAATAGTGCACCCATCTTGTTAGCTGTTGCAAGGTACTGACTTTGTGATACACCCATATTTTTATATGCTTCTTCACCGGTTTTCTGAATTGATAAAGCATATTCTCCAAAGACCGCCTCTGAACCACCAAGATTTTGTTCCAGCTCACCAAACTGCTGAACAATTTCCTTGCCAAGTTTTATTGTTGCAGCTCCTGCAGCTACAGCTACAGAACCCATAGCAGCACCTATACCTTTAAGCACACCGCCTAACTTTTCAAATTTACTGCCTGCATTATCTGCAGATTTACCGGACTCTTCTAACTCATCTCCAAGTTTGTCAGCTTCCTTAGCAGACTCCTCAAGCTCCTTTTCCATATTATTAAGCTCCGCTTTTGCATTGTTAAGTTGAATAGCCCAGTTCTGTGTCCTTCTGTCTGTTTCTCCAAAGGATTCGGAAGCATTCTTCAAGGCAGCTTCAAGGGTGCTGACTTTATCCTTTTGTGCGTCAATTTCTTTATTCAGAACATTATTTCTTGATGTCAAAGCCTGAATTGATTTATCCTGCTTATCAAATTGAGATGACACCAAATTCATTTCAGAACCAAGAACCTTGAAACTCTGGTTTATATCACTTAACGCTTTTTTAAATTCTCGTTCTCCCTCAACACCAATCTTGAGACCAAAGTTGTCCGCCATGCTTTCACCTCCTTATTTTTAGGCATAAAAAAGACACCCTAGTTTTTCAGAGTGCCTTATTGTACTAATTTATTTTTAATAAATAATTAAAATAATTCTTCCATCTCTTCGTTTTGAAATATTATATCATCTTCCAAATATTCATAATTATTTTTAGTTGTATAATAAATCATTTTAGATGCTCCAGTATATAATACTGAACCACCAACGATCCATGCAGAATTGAATAATTCATCTAACTTATTTTTTGCTCTTTCGTAAAATATTTTTAAAAATTCTTCGTAGTCATGTTCAATATAGGCATCAAACCCCTCAGAAAAATACTCAACCATTTCTCGTTCTGATTTAAAATCAAAAGCAACAATAAGATTTCTATCTGCCATAAGAACTTCGAACAATCTATATTTTATTTTTTGAATTAATGTATAAGTCCAATCGTAAGGTAAAGCAGACAGCCCAGATGAAAAGGAAAAAATAAAAATTTCTCTAGCTAAAAATTTTTCGGCTAATAAGGTATTTTTATTTACAAATTTATTAAATAAAACACCTCTCTTTGGTCGATTTTTATAACCAAAGTTTCGCCAAACATCATCATCTAAAATAATTTTAAATGAAATTGTGCATAAATTAATAATAAATTCTTCACTGCTATTATAAGTATTTTCTTTTTTCATCAAAGCACCTCCATGATTTACCTCAGTTTTCAAGATATTAACTGCACCTTAATAATTCTAAATAAATATAAATTGTTCCTTCAGTAATTTATTTCTAATATTTACATACTTTAATTTAAATAAAAATCATATCTTCGTCAATTTAATTGATTCATTATCCCATGACTCTTTAATATTAGTAAAGCTTAAAAAATATCCAATTGTGATTAAATCAAACAAATTAAATAATAAAATAACTACTTCCTTTATTTTTTTAATCAAACGGCTTAATTGTTCAGCTTCATCATTGATTCCATCTCCCATATATTCTTTCCAAATTATATTTATATAGTTAATAAATATTGTATCAGTAGAATAATGGGCATACCCCTCACTTGATATCTTTATTATTAACTCTTCGTCTTTTAATTGCTCAACTATTTTGGAGATATTATCTAAATCTCTTTTCTTATATGGGTAATGAAATGCTTGATTTCTAATTTTATTAAGAACCTTATAAGAAAACGAATCTGTTCCATTTCCACTGTTGCATTCCACTAACTTGTTATACTTTTCTTCAACCTTTTTCCAATTATTCATTGATTTTAATTTATTCTTATAAAATTCATTTTGAAATACTTCATATGCAAGCATATACGCATTTTTTGTAATACCCAAAGATAGTTTAAATATAAACACACTCATATAAGCATCTTCCTTATTTTCGTCAAGAAGCATATTTATATTATTCAAATCGTCTCTTGCAGTCAAAATCGACAACATAATCATATCAAAATGGTTATTGCTATCAAATAAATCAGACGGTATAATTTTTATTTCTTTTACATCTTCTGCCATACTTTTCTCCATAAAGTATTCTTTTTATTCAATATAAAAATTAGCAATCCTTTATTATTTCGTTCATTTTTTTTAAAAGCATAGTTTAAATTCTTCAAAATATTATAACCTAAATATTGGAAAAATACAATCCTTATATTCCAAGCGGAATAACTTCATCGATGAACAATTCAACTTTAGGTTTTGCTATACCAATAAACTGTTTGTGTATCTCCCACTGATCTAAAAGATCTCCAATAGTCATAAACCAAACATTTTCTTCGTTTCTGCAAAGCTGGGTAACCCCATAATAAATTAGTCGAGCAAACAACTCTTCATCGCTTACTCGACTAATTCGTTTTTTGATTCAGTTTCCTCGGATTCAACATATCTCTTTGTGCCTTTAAACATAGCTTCTAATATTGCTTCTTTATATGTTGTCAAATCAAGAGGAGATGTAAGAATCTCAACATCTTCCTCTGTAAGAAGCTCTCTTTTTTAGCCATTCAAGCGATTGTATATAAGGACACTTTGGTTTGCAAGCAATGTTATGAGCCATACTATTTCATCAAGAGCCATTTCAAAGTTCTCTGATTTCATAAGCTTTTCACCAAGATTTTCAAGACCGCCATACCTTTTTGCAATCTCCTTAGTTGCTCTTGTAGTTAAGATAAGCCTATATTAAACATCTCCTATCTTGATGATACTGCTCCTGTCATCATCCATATCTTAATACCTCCTATGGCGTAACGGTAAATTCAGGCTCATAAACTTCAGTGAACCATCCTGTTATAGTTGCTGCTAAAACCCCGGTATCATCTTCATTTACTTCAGCTTTCCAAGGGTGGTTCCCATTATCATCAACCTTATTTCTCCTCATTACAGTTCCTTCTATCGTAGGTGTCTGAAATGTTATATTGTCACCTTTAGTTTGCAGATTTGTTGCCGGTATTCCAAACTTAACCTTGTATAGCCAGAAATATCTATACTTTCCGTTTGCTTTCTTTGCCCTGAAGCCAATTGCTACGGGGTCACCGCCATCTTCACTTGTTGATATTAATACCTTGTTATCATCAATCTTAGCTCCAGTTAAATCTCCGGCGGCGGTTGAGCCTATATCATCAATTCCAAGTGAAAGCTTCCCATTTTTAAATTCTTTAACTACAACGGCAGCTCCGTCATCAGCATAAAGAATTGCTTCAGCAAGCTCAATTGATAAATCCGCTTTTATCGCTTTTGCAAGTTTTACCGGTGCTGCATAAGTTTCTGCACCTTCAACACCTTCAGTTATTTTTGAATAATATAAACTATCAAGTCCTATTGTTGCCATATAAAATACCTCCTAATAAGAAAACTCCATTGCCACATCTATTATGTAGTGATGGAGTTTAGTGTCTTTTTCAAATTCAATATATCTTCTGTTTGTTATTGTAAAATCTGCCTCAATCAATAAATCAGTTATATCTTTTACTAACTTAAGATAGTTTCCTTTTGTATAAATAGCAAGTTCAACCTCGTTTATTTCAATACCCGGCTTATTGTCTGCAAACACATCAAATCCGTCATACAATGGAATTATGATAATAAAACTTACTGCATTCTTGTCTACGTTTTCGTTTATTGATACGGGTATATTAAGAGATTGTAGTGTGTCTCTAATAAGTTCATATATGCTCACAACTTATCAACCTCCGCTTCAAATACTTCTTTCATTTTTTCTATGCAGGCTTTCTTAGCCTTAGAGCCGCTTGGTTTAAGCCATGGTCTTGCTACCTGGTTGGACTTCCCATGCTCAAGAACAGAGGCTTTAAGTGCATTGGACACACCTTTGCTATCTATTCCTTCACACCCTACCTTTATACTCCAATTTCCGTTTCTATCTAAAAACGGCCATGTAATTCTAATAGATTTTAGTAAATCTCCCTTTGACCTCGATTCTTGTTTTGTATCCCTTCCAATAGAATCTTTAAGATTTTGTTTTGCTACATCATATAGAGGTTCTGCTCCTTCTTGTAATACCTTTTTAATTACTTCATCAGATTTTTCACCGAGCTTAGTCATCTTTTCAAGTATTTCATCAGGAAGTTTGTAATTCACTACTGCCATCTACAAAACCTCCTTTGCAATGATAGTTGTGATTCCTTGTCTTTCATCCTGTAATATAGACTGAATGTTAAATACCCTTTCATCACATTTAATTCTCATTATTGTTCTTAATCCTCTGAGATACCTGATATATATCTTGCTTGTTACTTCCGACAAATCCTGTGCTGAATCAAAATACTCTCTTCCGGATACAGGGGTGATATCAGCCCACACTTCAGCAAAAGGAATCCACTCCTCTGATACAAATCCGTCATTATCTGTAATCTTAATTAAATCTTCTATTTCTATCCTGTAGCGCATTCTGCCTACCTTCATCAGAATATCTCCTTTCTGATTCCAAACAGCAAATATGAAAGTGTTTGCGTCAGTTCTTTATGATCTGCTTTTTCCCGGTTCTCATAAAGGTATGTAACTCCATATAGAACAGCTGTTTTTAAAGTTTTAGGAATAGTCTCAAGCTCTGTAAACTCCTGTCTAATAATATCCTTACATAAGTCTTCCGATGTTTTTAACAAATCAGTGATGAGTGTATCTTCATCACTATGGTCAATTCTAAGAAACAACTTTGCTTCTTCAAGAGTTGCAATCATACACTCATCCTCCTCTAAAATTATTCACCGTCTGCTTCTACTGTAATAGTTGCTACTTCTGAAGTAATGCTTGTCGCACCTGTTGATGCAATAACGCAGTAATAGTAATATGTCCCTTCTGTCAATTCTTGTGGAATTGAAAATTCATTTGATGTTGCAGCAGCTATTAATGTTCCACCTTCGTTGCTGTCTGTTGCATTACTGTACCATTGGTAGGTCAAATCAAGACCGCCTGTCACCTCTGATGTTACAGATACACTCTCGGTTATTGATCCCTCCGTTACCATCAAATCTTCCGGTTGGCTTATAATAGTGATAACTGGAACATCAACAGTTACAGTGGATGCCTCTGATGCAACGCTTAATGCATCAAGAGAACTAACAACGCAGTAGTAGTAGTATGTTCCTTCTGTCAGGTCTATAGGAATTGAAAACTCGTCTGATGTAGCTCCTGTTACAAGCGAACCACCAGTATTAGCTTTAGTTGTATTGCTATACCACTGATAGCTTATGTCACCCTCCGGTGTTACTTCAACAACTATTGAAAGACTCCCGCTTATGCTCCCTGCTATAACAGCTGCGTCCTCAGGTTGTATAGTTATTGTTATGACCGGGCTCTCACTTCCCATAATTCCGGAGGCTTTCATCTTTGCGAGAAGTCTATTAAAGTCAGTCACCAGCCCAGCAACATTCTCAGCAACACTGTCAGCTTGAAATGATACTTGTTTAGGTAGATTATCCGGTGAAAACTCTAATTCTTCAAATGTCAGCTTACCACCTTCAGCTATATTTAGTTCTCCTCCTATTACAGTTTTTTCACCGCCTTGCTCCGTGTAATTCTTTGTATTATATCCCATAAGGTTTCCTCCTTAAAATCGAGAAAGGCAGCATACCACTGCCCTTCATATTTACTATGCCTTCTGTTGAAGCACTTTTATTGCTTCAGGTAGTATTAGCTTTCCATCAACTCTTTGAGTTGCCATGAAACCAACCTGACCGGTTACAGCAAATAATTCATTCAATCTCTTAAATGATCTTCCTTGTCTGTCAGCAACCCAGTAATAACCAAAGTCACCAAAAGCTATGGTCTTAGCAGCAGCTTCAATCTTTGGAACATATACTGATGTCTTCACAGGTCTGTTAAGGATTGTATCCGGTGCTCCTGCTGTTATAGATGGCTGCCAGATATACTGTCCATTTCCATCTTTCAATTTTCTTATAGCTTTTACAGTGGAATCATTCATAACAAAAACAGCTTTTTTCCTATAAGGAGATTTAAGGCTGTAGAATAAATCCATTAGCTCATCAACTGTTATTGCTGTTGCAGATGCAGCCGTCACCCCAAGCTGTCCTCCATTTGTAGCATGGAAAATACCAGTAGGCTTTCCAGAGCCATCACCTATGAAGAATGCTTCCTCTTCCTTTGTTCCAATCCTTCTTGCAAACTCTTTTGCTATATAGCTTTCTAAATTAAAAACACTATCATTAAGGAGTCCTTCCGATACCTTAATCATAGTGGCCAATTTGTATGCTCCAATTGAAACTTGTGCAAATGCATCATCGCTTTCTGTTATTTCTCCTTCCTCATCAACCCATGCGGCAGTTCCTTTAGTTGCAACAACTGGGATTTTCCTATCTCCAGATGATGTAGTTATAATCTTTGCCAGAGTTCTAAAGATATTTTCTTCTTCCAATGCTTCAATTAGTGTTCTTTCAAATTCATCAGGTACAAGATATCCTCCCTCTGAATCTTCTCCCACTTCAAGAGCGTTTATAACTTGGAAGGTTTTCTTGTTTCTCATTACATTCCAGAATGCTTCCTTATATTCTGCTGATGCCCTTCCTGTCTTTGTTTCGCTATTTTGCGACGGTTTGTTAACAATTGGAGAGTTAACTGGCTTTGAAAGTTCAAGGTCTATTGCAGCTTGTCTTTCCAATCTCTCTATCTCTTTTCCAAGGTTTACTACCTCTTCTTCCATCTTTTCATAGGTGGATGTATCTTCCAAAGATATTAAACCATCATTTCCTCTTCTTGAATCTAAAAAAGCCTTGGCTGCATCCCAGGCTTTCGCTCTTTTTTCTCTCAATTCTAATATTTTGCTCATGTTTTTCCTCCTAATATTTTAATAATTTTAATCTCTTGTCTAAATTTTCAATTGTTGTTCCCGTTTGCTTCTTCTGAGGAAGCTTATCGAGTAACGAGTTCACCACTGCCATCTTGCTAAATATTGCACCTTCAATTTCAAAGTTCTCATCCTCTTGCAGGAACAATATTTTATCTGCAAAGCCAAGTTCCACAGCCTTCTTGGCGTTGAACCAACTTTCCTGGTCCATCAGGTGAGATAGTTTTGTCCTTGAGAGGCCTGTCTTTATTTCATAGGCATTAATTATTGATTCCTTAACTTCATTAAGCATTTCTATTGCCTTTTCCATTTCGACTTTGTCTCCAAAAGCTATAGTCATTGGATTGTGAATCATCATCATGGATACAGGTGACATAAATACATCAGTTCCCGCCATTGCTATGACAGATGCCGCACTTGCCGCTATGCCATCTATCTTGACTGTCACATTACCCTTATAGTCCATCAGCATATTGTAGATTTGAGATGCAGCTATGCAGTCACCACCCGGACTATTAATCCAAATGGTTATGTCTCCTTCTGCTGCATTCAATTCTTGCTTAAAAATTTTTGGTGTAATGTCATCTTCAAACCAAGTTTCAGTGGCTATTGCACCGTCAAGGTACAATGTTCTTCCCTCTTCATTTTTAACCCAGTTCCAAAATTTCTTATTCAATTTTTTCTACCTCCTTTATACGGGATTTAAAAAAGCATACTCACCAAATAGCTCAATTGCTTTTTGGTTGTATGCTTTAGCTGCTTCTATTAATCCTTTTTCTGTAGGTGGGAAATACCCTAAATATGTCCTTGCATTATTACAATTAATATAAGCCATTATCCTATTGCTTCTTTTATCGTAGCAAGTTCCTTTATAGCCGGTTGTGTTATTACTCATTAATCCTTTATTGCATTGATTTTGTTGATGTGTAGCAAACCTTAGATTGCATCTTCTGTTGTCAAGCTTATCTCGATTAATATGATCAACTTGCTGATTGTCACTTGCATTCATGATTAATCTATGAAGTGTAAGACACTTCCCTTTAAAACAAGTTCTCACTTGTCCTCTGTAATCATTTACTGACCACGTATATGATTTAATCAAATCATAGTCAGCATGATCAAATATGAATGACTTTCCATTACTATCTAGGCACCTCATATATGTGCCTTCGTCAATGTATAAATTACGTCCTTCAATTCTTCGTGGTTTTTTAGCTATTTTTATCACCACTATTCTTGTTAGCAAATGCCCTCGCATCCTTGAGTTTTGTCATGTTACCGTTTATAATATGAAGATTTCCTCCTTCTTCGTCTGACAATAGGTTGAAATTTTCTAAATTCCTAACCTCATTTATGCTATAGATTCCATTTTGTATTCCTATTGAATATCCCTGCATTCTTGATGCGAAATCGCCTCGAAGCAACCCTTCAGCTAGAAAGCTAACAAAGTATTCTTTTTTTTCATCCTTTAAAAATAGGGATTTGTTAATTGACTGCTCTATTCTTACCAACCATGGTCTTATTGTATGGACTACAAAGTCTATGCTCTGATATTCAATATTAGAAAATGTTGCTCTCTCTAAATTACCTACAAGATGCAGGGGCACTCTGAATATCCTGCATATCTCTTCAATTTGAAATTTTCTCGTCTCTAAAAATTGTGCCTGTTCAGGTGGTATTCCTATTTGTTGAAACTTCATTCCTTCTTCAAGCACAGCAATTCTATGTGCGTTGCTGCTTCCCTGATATACTTGATTCCAACTGTCCCTGATTTTCTTTGGATCTTTAACCACTCCGGGATGCTCCAAAACTCCTCCCGGATTTGCCCCATTTGCGAAGAATGATGCACCATATTCTTCTGTTGCCATGGCCATTCCTATTGCATTCTTCGCCATGGCTATGGGTGAGTAACCTATGAGACCATCAAATCCAAGACCAGGTATGTGAAGGACATCATCTTTATTAAAAATATACACACCTTTGTCTGAATGATATTCATAATACAACTCTCCAGATGTGTTTCTGTCGACTCTCATCTTGTCTGGCAGTAGTGGATAAAGTGCTACAACTTGCCCTCTTCCATCCCTAATTATTTGTGCATAAGCATTTCCCCATAATAAAAGATGACTCATAAGTGTCTCTCTAAACACAAATGAAGTCATCTCAGGGTTTGGTTCATCATGAAGCAGATAGTATAGCTGATGCTCTGTAGCTTTTTCCTTGCCATCTTTAGTGTATTTGTATGTGTGAAGCGGTAGGCTCGCAATTGTTTCAGCAAGGATTCTTACGCAGGCATAAACAGCTGTTGTCTGCATTGCTGTCCTTTCATTTACCTTCTTTCCACTTGATGTACTGCCGAAGAAAAATTCATATACACTTCCTATAAGGTAATTTTTAATTGGCTTATCTCTTGATTTAAAGAATCTATTTAATATGGGTATTTGCATATATTCACCTCCTAAAATGAGCAAGAAAAAAGCACCCCATTAAATAGGTGCTAATACTTTTGCTTTCTTGTTTTTAATATTTTAATTGTCCATATGATCCCGAATATATTCATACTGATCATATAAACTCCCTCCATCATGTTCAATTTCTCCATAGGAATAATAACTCGGATTCTTTCCTGGCATGCCTTCTTCCATTAATTCCTTTATATCAATATTATCATCATCGTCATTATTAGAACTTATATTATCCATTGTACGTTTTTCTAAATCGACAACTTTATTAATTTCATTTCTCAATGAAATTGGAACATAACTCATAGCATTTATGTTATTTCTTACTGCTTCGATACATATATCTAAATTTAAAATATCCTTTGGTATGAAATTCAAAATATGGCCATTACACTTTACAGCTTCTAAACAAAACTTTTCATCTAAATACTTTTTGTTTATTTGCAAAAATGACATTGTGCCACTTTTCAATTTTCTTAACATATCAAGTTGTACTTCACTAAAATTGTGTTCATTTTTATTTACTCCTAATCTAGTATAAGACTTGTTAGTTCTATCACTCGAACATAAATCTTCATTTAATTGTTCATGGCTACTCGGTATTTCTTGTTTTTTTTGTTTTAATTCTCTCTTATGTTCTTCTTGTTCTTTCTGTTTCTTTATTTCAGC